CGTCCCAATCGGACCGATCGTAGAAGGTCCAGCGATCTGGCTGCGAGTAACCGACATCAGCGATGTCGGCGTAGTACCTGGCGCAGGATGCTGCGTATTGAGATACAGTCATTTTGACCTTTCAGTGAATCACGCAACGACTAACGACTGACCGGTTGACACGGTACATCTCAGCCAAAGAATCAACTTGAATGTAGGTACAATCGAACAACTGAGTGTAGCAGTACTCACCGCCAGCCGCCAGGTATCGATAATACTCTTCATGAAATCCCGGGCCCTCTACGACAATCTTGAAGGACGAGCCGTTACCCTTTACTGGGACATGGATGGTAGAATTTTCGTGAGCCGCGTCGAGTGTGTGTATCACGGCCTCGAGATCGCGAACCCGATAATCGATTGGTATCAGTGTGATGACTATTCGCGGACGATCGGGATTTCCGCCACTAATCCACAGTGGATCCGAGAACAAATCATTAGTGACTAAAGCTTCACCCATTGGGATTCTCGATCGGAGCGAAGAGTACGGGAATGATTCGAGCGCCGTTGCCCTTGAGCTGCGCGCGAACACGCGGAGGAGTTGTTGCATCTCCGGGCCAGATCTCGATGATAGATCCGTCGTCTGTGTAGTCACCCTTAGGGAGAACGAACGTTGCCCGGCTTCGAACCTGGATCTCCTTGGGGAGATCGACAACCTTGACGTCCCTCGTTCCGTTAAGATCCTGAGTCTGCCAGTCACTGTTGCGCTTGACGTAGACCATGCCGCCCATGATGCGGTAGACGTAGGCGTTGTCGTCAGGGCACTTGATCCAGCCAGTGTCGAACGTCCCATAACCAGCAGCAGCCCGGTTGTTGAACCAGACAACCTTCTCCAGCATGGATTCCTTGAGGTCGATCATCTTCTGCTCCGAGCTACCGTCCTTGCGGGCGACGCGCACCAGGGCCTTGGATCCCTCGTAGAATGGGACGTCCAGCTCAAACTCAGGATTCGCTCCCAGGGTGATCGAGGCGTCGGTAACCCCGTTGGTGGGTGAGATGTAGACGGTACTGAACGGACTAGCCTCTCCACGAACTTTTGTGTGGAGGAGAGGAGTAACGCCGGGCATGTTAACCTCTTGACTTGTACTTGGCCCGTCTCGCCGCGTTCAGAGCCTGGTTCTGTCGAAGCGTGGCGGCGGTCGACATCTTCTTGTCGGGTTGGTTCTTGACATTACACACTCGAATGAGTGTGAGAAGTCGATGAAGGTGCCAGTACTGGCACTCGAACGGAATCTGGAGAGCAACCATCCAGTAGTAGACCAGCTCCGACGTGATAACGTTACGAGCAGGGCTGGAACCCTCGGACTCCACGAATGTAGTGGCTGTCATCGAGTCTTCGATATACTCTCGGATCCGTTTCACGTTGTCCATGGACAAGTGCGAGTAGACGACGGGGTCGACGTCATTCAGGGTCATGCACTTGATGTAGTCCAGGACCTGCTCTTCGGTGAGCTTCTCGTTGCCGATGTACGGGATGTGCCATTTGGACTCCCATTTTGACAGAGCGACGAGACTGTGCTCAAGCTCGAGGTCTCCCTCGAATCCGTTGATGAACTCGTTGCGATCCTCGTCATAGAGCTCATCCCCGACGACGCGAATCGTCAGCATTCGTTCCTCCCTGGGTCACCACGGACACCGGAGCGGATCACGGGGTCCGTGGGAGTTGTCAGGCCGCGGCCTTGACGGCGGTGATAACCTCGTCGGGGGTCGGGAGCTTCGGGTCACCAGCCCCGTCACCCCAGATCAGCTTCTCGATAGCGGTCATGCCGGCCTTGCCAACGACGCTGGAGTCGAGGGTGACGACACAGGTCGGCTTGTGACCCGTGACGTTCACCGGGGTGCCCTTGAAGGACCACGAGAAGGTGATCGCCTCAGGGGAGTCGTTGACCGTGCCGTAGGAGCGCTCCGAGGGGGAGGCCGCCAGGCCATACAGAAGGTGCAGCTTGTAGGCAAAGTTGTTCTTCTGCTGGTCGTTACCCTTGATGGTGCGGTAGGCCAGGCCGAAGGAGGTGCGCTCCTGCTGACCGATGACGACCTTGTCGACCACAGCCGAGCCGTCGCACTGAAGCCACTCGTCCGGGTAGGTGTAGGCCTCGATCTTGCCCTCGAACGTCTCCGCCGAGGTCAGAGAGAGGTACTTGATGTTGTCCGCGTACAGGTCGGTCTGCTCCGCACCAGTCGGGGTCTCGGTCACGTTGGTGAGACCCGACCAGGCGACGCCCTTGCCGTAAGCGCCAGTGGTGGGATTGACGGCGAAGAGGACCCCACGGTCCACACCAGTCTCATAGAACTTCTTGCCCGTCTCGTCCCATGTAAGGGCTGCCATCTATACTCCTTGGTAGATGTTGAACACGTCGTGATGAAGGTTGTGCGAGACGAAGTGCCTCTCGAAGGTGGACATAGGCATGTCTGCCAGGACATCCAGCACCGGTTCGTCGGGGTTCCTGCTGATGAGGGTGACCGAATAACGCGGCGTATACATCCAGTTGGTGTTGTCCCCGAACTTCGAGTCGGCTCGACTCCGTTCGTACACGATGCACGGGTAGGTGAGCTGGACGGACTCCGGGGGTTGGAAGTAGACGTTCCTAGAGCCCAGCGCTTCGACGAGTTTGTTGTGGAACTCAAGGCGTTGGGCCATTGTACACCTCTCCGAGGTTGAGGATGAGACGGGGGCGGCGGACCTCCACGTTTGTGACGACCCAGCGCGCCCCCATCCACCTCACATACTTGATGGCGAAGAAGTTCTCCTCGGCGTAGGAGTCGGCCAAGATGGAGATCTCGTTGTTGAGTCGGAGATTCTGGAGAACCTTCGGTTCGCTGTCGTACTGCTTCTGGGAACGGTTCACGTCCCCGTAGTACTCCCTCTCCGTGATCTTGTCCTCAAACACTCCCGGCGATGTCTCAACGGCGTGTCCGTAACCTATGCTTCCGAAGAATCTTGCCATTTTGACCGGATCAGGCCGTAGCCTTCTCGATGACGATCGCGGACTTGTACTTCGTCAGAGCGCCCGAGCAACGAGCCTCCAGCAGGTACTTCTGCTGGTTGAAGTCGATGTCGAACTGCTCGAAGAAGGAGGTCTCGCCGCCCTTGTCAGCGCCCATGGTGTAGTCCTGCATGTTGACGATGATGCCGAGCAGGTTCTGGGTCTTGCCGCCGACGTCGCGCTTGGCGCCCTCCATGACCTCAACCTCGATGACATCCGAGACGTTCAGGGCGTTGGCAACGGCCTGCTTGGTCTCGTAGATGTACCGCTTGTTGATGTCCTTGATCTCGAGCATGTCGCACACGAAGGCGTTCGTGGTGAACAGGACCGGCATGCCGGAGCCCTTGTAGAACTTCCGGGACCGACGAACCACATCGATGATGTCCTCGGTCTTGGCGTCCTTGTCGATAAGAACCTTGTGGGAGAACAGCTCGTCATCCTTCCAGATGGGACGGATGTTGCTCTCCTTGATCTTGTCGGGGTTAGACACCTCACGGCCATCACCGATTAGGACGGCGCGAGCGAGCTCCTCCTCAAGGGCAAAGCGCAGGTTCTGCTGCATCCAGGCGACGACGTTGAACGTGGTGATGTCGAGGACATCGTCACGGTCGATCTTCGTCTTGTTGTAGACAGTCGTCGGCTCAGTCTTCCGGTTGGCGACCTCGTAGACAACGTCCTTCTTGCGGCTGGCCTTGACGTAGCCCTTAGCCCGCAGGTCGTCAGCGGTCAGGTTGGACCACTGGGTCTTGACCCGGGAGAAGGGAGTGTGCTTGGAGCCCTGGAGAACCTTGGCAACCCAAGAATTCTCGCGCATGATGCGCTGGGGCTCCGGGTCCAGGTTGGTGGCGTCCGGGAACAGCAGCTCCGGATTCTTGATGCCGTAGTCCTGGGCGTGAGCCAGAACCGCGGTGCGGAGCGTCATGCCAGGCTGACGAGCCTCGGCGAAGATAAGCTCCTCATCGGCGTGAGAGAGGTGCGGGCCCATTAGCGAACGAGCGTCGCCCTCGAAGATGTTGGAATGCATCAGAGTATCACCCCCGAAGTCGCCGTGCTCGGCGTCCTCATCGTAGTCTTCGTCATAGTCCTCATCGGACTCTTCGTCCTCGTCGAAGTCCTCATCCTCGGCATCAACGTCACCGCTGATCTCCTCGATAAGGGCCGCAACGGCCAGACGCTGGTCATCGTCGAGGGTCTCAAGGACATCGGCGACCGTGAGGTCGTCCTCGTCGTAAACCTCGTCTTCGTCCATGGATTCTGTGTCCTCCGTTGTTTCTCCGGAATCGTGCGAGAGCGTGAGACCGGAATAAATGACGGCCTCGTCCTCGGACTCGGTCCATGAACCATCCGAGTGCTCCAGAGCAACGTTGTCGATCAAGGCGCCCGGGTTGGCCCCGGACAGGACCATGGAAACCTCGACGATGTTGCCGTGAATAACGTCAGCCCCTCGCTGGTCGAGGCGGTTGGCGTAGATCGAGAGAGCCTTGACGTCGCCGTGCTTCACGAGCTCCTTGGCGTTCTCTGCACCAGGAGTGCCGTTGAAAGCGCAGTAGGCGTAAACACCCTCATTGCGATTCTCGAGCAGTGCGTGCCCGAGAACGTTGTCGACGGCGTTGTGCCCATGCTGCCATACAAGCGGCACGCGCTGGCCGTCATTCTCCTTGAACGCATTATGCTTGATAGTGCGTCCGTCGGAGCAGGTCAGGTCGTTCTTAGTGGCCCAGCCACTGAAGTCGAACTTCATCCTTCTCCTCTGACTTGGCTCATCGGCATGTTGAGCACTGACTGAACATCAGGACCACTAGAGTCCGGAATATCCCCCTCGCCGTCCAGGGAGGTGTCACCCATCTGAGGGTTGATGTTCGGGTTCTGCAACTGATCCGCCTGCTCGTTCGGGGATGGCGGTAGGCCGATCCTCGTACGGGCCTCATTCGGCGTGATGACCTGGTCCCTGAGCATGGTGTCCAGGGACGTAACGATCTGGCTCGGAGGAACGTTCTTGAACGGGTCGCGGATGTACTGCACGGCCTGCCCCTGGGTGCGCGCGGTCTTCGTGAGGAAGGCCTTGCTCATCCCGTCGGCGAGTGCCGAAAGTACGGGCTCCACAGCCCGGTTCCAGTAGTGCGTCCAGACGATCTCCGTCGCAGTGCCCTTGAAGACGTCCTCCGAGATCCCAAGTCGACTCATGAGTTCGGCGGTGAGGAACTTGATCTGATCGAGCAGGTTGTTCTCCGCCGGGCGGTTCAGCTGGGTGATCTTCTCGGAGCCGTCGGTGTAGGCGATCCCATGTCCGCCCTTGCCGAGCTGGTCCTCGATAGACTGGATGCGGTTCTCCGCCCGCTGGCGCATGGCCTCGGTCTTGACGACGTAGGGGAGCTGGATGATGATATCCAGCTTTCCGGTGTACGTCTTCTCGTCGGCCAGGTCCAGCATGGAGAGCTTGCGGCTCAGTCGTTTGAGGGTAGAGTTCGGCTTGTTCATCACCTCATAGAGAGGATTCTCGATGATGGCGACGGTGCGCTTCGGCAGGATCACCCGCTCCTTGGTAGAGCGGGCCTGGTTGTAGACTTCAACCTCGACCTGCTCGGGGAACCACTGGGTGATCCGCCCAACTCGCAGTTGTTTGATGTCGAAGCTGTTGTTGGTCCTCGGGTCCAGGTCTGACTCGACCGGAACGATTGCGATGACGCCCTCGTCGAACAGGGACAGCACGGCATCTTGGATGAAGGCTCGGCCGCTCTGGGCAAGTCGGGCCCTTCGGGCACCAGATAGC